TCGCGGCCATGAACGGGTCTTCCTTCACAGGCGGGATGTGGGGCGACCCCTGCACGACGCCCGCCGCCTCCCGGCGCAGCTCGCCCTCGCGCTGGATCTGTGCAGCACGCTGCTCGTCGCGCACGACCCGCTTCGTGAGCGTGCCCGCCCGGGTGAGGTCGTAGACCGCCTGCACCGCGAGATCACGCTGGCCGTCGTCCATGCCCAGGATCGCCTGGACGTAGGGGTGGTACTCCCCCAGCTCGGCGATCTTCTCGGACATCGACGGCCCCGCCTGCTCCAGGTCGATGCCGAGTCGCTGGAAGCTCCCGCCGAGTGCCTGCTGAAGCGTCACCGGCTGCTGGCCGTTGGCCTGTTGCGCCATCTCCTGATCGGCGGCTTGCCGTAGCTCGGTCTGCACCTGAGCGCCGATGTTGGCGGCGAAGCCGGGGTTCTCCTCGGCGACCCGGGCGAGGATGGCGTTGAAGAGCTGCACGTTGCCGTTGAAAGCGGCAGCGCGGGCGTACTCCATCGGGTTCGTGGTCGCCTGCTCGACCCACTGTTCCTCGGCAGCGGACATGGGCATCCCCACCGATGGAGCCTGCTGCGCCTGCTGCTCGGCCTGCTGCGCGTACTCGTACCACTGGACGGCGAGCGCCTCGGCCTCCTTGAGCTGGTTGCCCATCCGCGAGATGTGCTGCTCCTGGTCGAACGCGGCCTTCGCCCACTTCGTCGGGTCGTCGCCGTACTTCTTCTTCGCCCACGCCATGTGGGGCAGCTCGTCTGTCTCCTCTTCGAGGGCGTACTCCTCCTTCTCGTCATCTCGTCCCGGCTCGTCCGAGGGCGTCGGCGCGGGGACTTCGATGGGTTCGGGCTGCACCGGCTCGTCGGTGACGATGACCGGCGGCTCCTCGTGGAGGGACGGCTCGGGGGGAGTCTCTTCCGCCGGGGGCGGCTGCTGGGGGTCGGGGGCAGGCTCGACTGGCGGGGTGGGATCGTCCGCCGCCGCAAGCGCCTCGCCGACAGAGCGTGGCTCGGTCGAGAAGACCTCGCTCGTGAGGTACTCGGCCAGCTCTCGTTCGCTCAGGGACTCGGTGTCACTCATGGATCTCCTCCTCGACCTCGATGCCCTGCTCCTGGAGGAATCTCTCCAGGGTGGCCTGGGCGTTCTTGGGGACACCGACGAACCAGTTGAGCGCCGCGATGGTTCCCCTGATCGTGTCGAGCTTACGCTGGTCGGCCCCTGCGGGGGCGAGAGCGAGCGCCGAGGCCACCTTCCGCAGCTTCGCGATCTTGCGATCCGTCTCGGCTTCCATCTCCTGCCAGCCCGCTGTCTGGAGCAGGGAGGAGATGCGGTCAGCTCGACGGTTGAGTTCGGCCTGTGCCTCGTTCGAGAGAGCCATCAAGCAGCGGTGCCCATCCCCATCTGCTGGACGGCCTGGATCTGCTGCTGGGCGAACTGGTCAGGCGACACCCGCAGGCCACCCGACTGCCCGCCCATGCCTGCGGCGAGCGCCGGGTTCGTCTGGCCCTGCGATCCGATGGGCAGCGGCCCCGGCTGCGCCTGCTCCTGGATCGTCTCGGCCGAGGGTGCCGTCCCCTGTCCGGGCGGTGCCCCCTGCTGCGGTGCGAAGTACCGCTCCATGTCGGTGATCCCCTGCGCCTCCAGGACGCGCTCGATGAAGGGGCGCATGACCAGCCCCGCCATCGGCCCGCCGAGCTGACCGGCGAGGTTCACGAGCGCCATCGCCTCGGACATCTTCTCCTGGCGCACGGTGGACTCGTCCATGACGTTGACGTTCACGTCGAACTCGCCCTGGAGCTGGAGCGGGTGGACGACCGTGAGCTGGTTCGCCCCGCCCTGCCCGATGGACGGGATGATCCGCTCCTCGCGGAGCATCTGACCCATCATCCCCAGGAACATCTCGCCGACCTTCGAGTACGACCACATGTAGTGCTGCTTGCGGGCCTGGATGATCCGCTGCGCGATGGAGGTCACGATGCTCATGCCCGTGGCCGTGTTCTGCGCGGCCGAGAGGCCCGACTCGGTGCCCCCGGCGAAGGCGAGTCCGCCCATGATGTTCTGGAGGTCGCCCTTCATCAACGACTCGGCCTCCAGGGTGATCTGTGCCGCCGCCGGGTCGATCTCCAACTGCGACACCTGGCCGGGGTCTTCCACGATCCACTGAGCGCCGGGGAAGAACTCGAACGAGTCGGGGTCGTCCACGTCGGAGCGGATGAGGGTGATGACGTTCGTGAGCAGGCGCAGGGCGTCGAGGCGCTGGTTCTGCACCGTCCACAGGTACTCCTGGATCTGGGCGAGGGATTCGACCACCGAGATCCCGGGAACCTGGAAGGCGTCAGGCATGGCCGAGCAGACGACGAAGGGCTTGCGCTTGATACGGAGTGGGTTGTCACGGGAGGCCAAGACCACCTTCCTCGCGCCGACCGTGACGACCCTTTCGTCTGTCCAGTATTCGAGGACTTCGATCAGATCCTTGTTGCGCTCGTGGCCCCAGAGGAGCTGCTCGCGGTCGGAGAGGTCATAGTGCCCGGAGTCGTTCTTCGCCTCCTTCAGCTCGTCCACGTTCTTGAACAGGCCCGCGTCTTCCTTCGCCTTGAGCGTGTCCCACGACTCCCACGAGCGGTCGATCACCCAGGCGGCGTCGTCCAGCCCCTTCGCCTGGGCGGGCCAGAAGAAGTCGCGCACGTCGCGGACGATCATCGAGGGGCCGTCGCGCAGACAGACGTGCCGCGTCTCTTCCTCCTGGTCGGTGTACCGATCCTTCAGCACTCCGAAGTCGTCGGAGACTTCGACCTCGATGGGGACGAGGCGGGTCATCTCCCGCGTCTCGTAGGCCCACACGACCTTGCCGATGGTCATGCCAGCGATGAGATCCTGCTGCATGAACGGTCGTTGCTTGAGCGCGAACCCGTCCTCGTCCATCGCCCACTGAAGAGCGGCCGAGGCCACCTTCGAGGACTGCTGGCGACCGAGTAGCTCCTGGATCTCGTCGCCGGGGAGGGGCTTGGGCATGACCTCCCACTTCGGCTTCGCGTCGAGCAGGGTGGCGAGCATCCCCTCGACCACCTGAAGGATGTACGGCGTCGTGAGCTGGGAGCGCCACTTCTGCGTCTCGGCCTGACGCTGCTCGGCGATCCCCCGGTACGCCTTGTACCGGCGCTCAATCTGGGTCGTCCAGTTCTTGTGGAACGGCTCGGCTGACTCGACGGCTGCCAGCACCATCGACAGCTCGTCTTCATACGCGCCGTCGCGAGAGCCGTAGGCGTCTCGCGTCAGCTTGGCCGCAGTCGATCCGCGCTCGTCAGCCACCGAGCTGACTCAGTTGGGCGTTCTTCTTCTGCTCGCCCGCCAGGAGTCCCTGAAGCGCACCCATCCCCTTCGTGATCCCGAGGCCACGCTCGTCGTCGTCGTCCTTGGCAATCGCCATCATCAAGTGCTTCATCGCCTGCTGGATGTGGCCGATTGCGTCCATCGCGCCCGTGTCCTCGGAGCCGGGGCCGAGAGCGTCACCAGCAGCCATCTCGGGTGGCAAGTCGCCGCCGCCACCGCCGAGCGCAGCGAGCAGACCGCCCATGCCGCCTTCGGCCGGGATCGGCCCCTGGTTCAGAGAGTCCATCGGGCCTCCCATCCCGCCACCACCGGGAGGAAGGGGGAGTGCCGGGGGTGCTTCCCCCGGAGGCAACATCATCGACATCTCGTCCTCCTAGCTCCAGGCGTAGTCAGGCACATACTCACGCTTCTCTCGTCTCCGGGAGAGTCTCACATCTTTCGGATGGCTCCCGTACCGGCGGAACATCTCCAGCCCTCCTGCGAGCGCCATCACCCTATCGTCATTCGTCCCCTCGGCCGCTCGCGGCGAGGGCAGCGTGTCGCGGCGGATGAAGGTCTTGCACTCCAGCAGGGTCGCCATCGGGATGTGCGGGAGCGTGTCCTCGCGCAGGGCGACCTCCAACTGGGAGATCAGGAGCGGCCTCGTCTTCGACGTGATCGGGAAGCCGTAGGTGATGTTCTGCTTGAAGTCGGGGCGGTCGTCCTGGACGTGGCGGTAGAGCTTCGGGTACGGCCTGCGACCCTGCTTGCCGTCGCGTAGCGCGATGACCACCGGCTCTCCGTAGCCGCCACCCATCTCGATTGCGATGCGAGCCGTCCCGTACCAGCGCCCGAGGAAGTGGAGCTGCTCGGCGGCGAGGTCAGGGTCGATCTTGCCGTGCAGCTCGGCGGCGATGTTCATGTTCGTGAGGTCGATGACGACGGCGGCGGTCGAGTCCTTCCCCCGGCCGGTCGCGATGTCGGCGTAGATCGCGTAGTCCTTCTCGGCCTCGGGCTGGTCGTACACCCACACCCAGCCGTCCGAGCGGCGAGTGAACTTCGCCTTGTCGCCCGCCTCCTCGACCAGGAAGTTGCCCCGGTAGAGCGGGTCGCGGCAGCGGTCGGCGTATCGCTGAATCGCGTCCACGTCGAACCAGCATCCGGCCGTCCCCAGGAACGCCTCGGTCGCGTTCATCGGGTACTGCTCGGACATGTCGGCCGTCGAGAGCCGCTGGCGCATCTGCTTGAACCACGTCGCGTTGCGGCCGGGGTGCTTGTCGGCCCCGAGGAAGATCGCCGAGATCGCCCGGTCGGACGCCTCCATCCACAGCTCGTAGAAGAGGTTGCCGTAGCCGTTGGCGGTCGAGACTATGAGCATCTGCCCGCCGTCCGCGATGACGGGGATGAACGCCTTGTACGACTCGGCGGCGAACGGGTGTCGGCCGAACTCGTCCAGGAAGACGACCGAGGCCGTCTCCCCGTGGCCTGCTCGCGGGGTCGAGGGCATGGCGATCAGCGAGGAGATGCGGCCGTCCGGGAACTCCCACTCGATGCGCGAGGAGGGACGCCCCCGCTCAGGCTTGATGACCTTCGCGTCGAAGCGCAGATGCTCGGGCGTGTTCTCCCAGAGATCCCAGGCACGACCCGCGAGCTTGATCGACTCCGTTTCGTTGATCGAAACGCACAAGGCTCTCGTCCCGGGTTTCGTCAGGCATTTCCATCCGCAATAGCCGATCCCCAGCCAGGAGACTCCGAGCTGGCGGGCCTTCAGCCGCAGGACGACTTGGTTCTGAAGATACGACGTGAGTTCTTCGCGCTGCCACTCCCAGCCCTTGTCGAAGTGGAAGAAGAACTCCTCGCCGGTCTTCGGGTCTACCGCCTTCGTGTGACGCAGCCATTCGGACGGATGAGCCTGGGCTGCGGCGACCTCGCCTTCCAGGATCGCAAGCCGCTCTCGGATCGCTTCCCGGGTGGCCTCGTCAACGGTCGTCGTCATCACCTAGTAGGCTACGCGACCTACATCCCAACGAAGCGACGGGGCTGCCTCTGGCACCCGCACGCACGGCAAGATGCCTTTGGTTCGCCCCGACGCTGTGATCCGCATAGGAGGACAGTCCCATGCGCCTGATCGTCGGCATCGTACTTGCGCTCGCGCTGTTTGCAGCGCCAGCAACAGCAGGCCAGCAAGACCGGATTTCCCAGCAACAGGCTCGCGCCAAGCCCATCATCTGCAAGGTCTTCGGGCCGTACTGCCAGCAGGCTCTCAACGTCTCCTGGTGCGAATCGAAGTGGTACGTCTGGGCGCAGAACGGCCAGTACCTCGGCATCTTCCAGATGGGATCGTGGGAGAGGCGCACCTACGGCCACGGCTCGGGAGCATGGGCGCAGGCGCGAGCCGCGTGGCGCTACTTCGTCGCGTCGGGGAAGGACTGGTCGCCCTGGGAGTGCCGCTGGGCTGCCTAGCGCAGCCGAACGCCGCCGAGGACGATCAGTACCAGCAACACGATGATGAGTACCCAGGCCCAGACTGGCATGTAGAGAGCCTACCCCTCATGCGTACTTCTTGAGCGCGAGCGCCGTGACCACGATCACGACGAAGGTGAGGTACATCCAGAACGCGATCTGGCTCACGCGGCGATCCCGTCCCAGGTGCGAAGGACGTGTTCGCGGATGAGGGTGTGGTCGAGTTCGCCCACGAGCGCGGCGAGGACGATGGCGTGGTTGCCGTTGGCCGCTCGCAGCTTGAAGTAGGCACGCCCGAGGTACTGGCGCACCGT